TGGTATAAGTCAAATAGTTATTTCATCGCCATACCATCTTTCAGATATGCTTACATCTGTAGAAATTGGTATATTCATATCACGAGCCGCATCTGACATACACTTACTAAACAATTCAGCACATTCTTTTGCATTCTCCCTAGGACACTCAGCGATAAATTCATCGTGTACAGGGACTAAAAGTTTAAAACCAAGCTCTTTAAGTCTTTGATTGTTATATATCTCTATTGCAGCTAACTTTGTTAAATCGGCTGCTGAACCTTGAATACGGCTATTTACGCATTGTCTTGTAGCATCTGCAATTTTACCGCCATTATCAGTTATTATAACACCTTCAGCTTCAGCTTCAGCATATATCGGTTTTTTCTTAAATGGGTTCCTGTGCAGTTTTGATATATATTTTCTCTTTATATCATCTGGTACTTCTGTTTCAGTTACCTCAACGTCAAAAGCTAATGGGTCTATATCGCCATAACCTTCTTTCCACTTAAACTCAAACTCCGGTAATTGCATTTCTGGTAATCGCCTTTTACGTCCCCAAAATGTAGTAACAAACCCATATGTTTTTGCATCTTCGATTGTATCGTCTTCAAATTGTTTAATCGCAGGAAATCCTTTAAATATTTTATCCTGAATTTCCTGAGCCTTTCTCTTTGTAGTGTGTAACTGTTCAGCTACTGAATTAATACCTCTACCATACAAGATACCTAACAAAATAGTTTTTGCTTGACTTCTTCGTTCTTTACCCTCTTTGTTTGTTGTACCATCTGGTCTAAATTCAAGGCAGTCTTCATAAGATTTATTAAATGCCAAACTTGCAATACTAGCATACAAATCCTTACCATTTTGATATGCTTCAACCATCATTGAGTCTTGGCACATTACTGTCATAACTTTTGGTTCTTGCTGGCTATAATCACTTGACATTAATACATTGCCAGGACTTGCAACAAACATTTGTCTTATATCGTGATTTTTAGAAGGTATATTTTGCAGATTCGGATTATCACTACTCATCCTTCCAGTCTTAGCACCATACTGATTATAATTACAATGTATCCTTCCCGTCTTAGAGTTTATACACCTTGGTAATTTATCAATATAAGTAGTTAATAATTTTGCGGTTGCTCTATAATCAAGTATTGCTTTACACAATGGATTGTCTATCTTTTCAAGTATCTCTGAGCCCGTGCCTCTTGGTTTTGATGTATCTGGAGGCTCAATTTTTAATATATCGTAAAACAATATTGCTAATTGAGTTGGGCTACTAATACTAATAGGGTCATCTAACTTATTATTTGGATGTTTGTATATATATGTATCAATTTCAACTTTATACATATCCAGCACTCTATAAAATTCTGATAAGTTATCGTTAAGTTGCTTATGATATTTTTCGGATAATGTATTGGCTAAATCAGTATCAAATGCAATTCCAGTATCTTCCATATCAGCCAATACTTCAATACAAGGCATTTCAATATTCCAAAATACATTTGATACCTTTTCAAGACCATACTCCTTGCATATCGGATTATCTGGAGTTAAATATGGTAACTGCCAATCTACTAATTCATCAGTATCTACAGCATCTCTAGCTGCATACATATAACCCGTTTTAATAGGCACTAAATCAAAAGTAATGCCATCAAAAAACTTTCCAAATGCAAACTCATCTTCTTTACCATTCAACACGTATTTAGAATGCAAAGTTTTAAGTCCATGTGGTTCGTTTTCGTTTAGTACCATAGCGGCTAAATGAGCGTCAAACCAACATGGTATATAAATACCTAATTGATTTTTTACAACCCTAGTATCAAACTTTGCATTGTATTCTTTAAAACGCACACCAGCATCAACTAATCTTTGTAACTGCTCTTTGATAAGTTTAGGGTCTAACTGCCCTTCAACTTCAATACCTGTTACATATGATTTATGATGTATTGGAATGTATAAACCTTTTTGACCTTTGCTATATAAACTCATACCAACTATCTTATCTAAAATAGGGTCAAGTCCTGTTGTTTCAGTATCCATTGCTACATAACCTGTTTGTATCGTATTATATATATAATCTTTAAATAGCTCCTCGTCTTTTGCCATAAAATATGTATAATCATCACGATACTTACCTAACTTATTTTCAACTAAAGCATTGATAGATGATATTTTTTCTAATAATCCACCACCCTTAACAACAATAGAAGCAGACTTCTTGTTGGTGATACTATTAACAACAATCTTGTCTGCTCCTTTATTGTTTCGAGATGCTGGCAAATCAAATAACCCTGCCATATTAACTCTCCTTTTATTCGGTTATAACCTCGTCATATTCCCACGCATTATTTTGACGAATATCCCAATACTGCTCATCTGCGGTAAACCAGTCTTACATCCTCTAGGGTGACAGGATATATTTCGGTTATATTAAAATGCTCTTCTACCTGGTGTAGGCTGACTTGGAGTTCTTCTACCGGTTGGTCTGTCGAGATTCTCTCTCGCATTTGACCTTGCAGTTGAAGCATCCTGTCCATCATCTGGAAATTCACCGGTATCTAAGAAAATGTTCATTTCATCAGCTGTCTTATCAAGTATAATTGTGCCTAATGGCTCTGAACACTCAAAATCATCTAAATTAACGGGTGAATTTTCAAGTGGGTAAAACTCATAAGTTGTCTGCTTATCACCCTTCTTACCATTTCTTTCAATTTCAACAATCTCATTGCACAATGGATTGTATCGTGTTGATAAGCTAGCCATACGCTGGAAATATGTTTTACCTCTTTCCCATATCTGACATTCACCAGCATCTTCATTATACAGCTTTAAGAATAACTTCGGTGTTACTTTCATCTGTACTGCACAGAATGGGCAATTATCAATAGGCTCGTTATACGCCCTTAAACAATTAACATAACGCTGCTTACCATCCGGCATCTCAACCTGATGAACCGCATATCCCTCTACGTCTTCAATACCATTATACAAAAATCTTACTTTAGCAGTATCTTTATCATCCTTTAATACAAAGAATGAACCTGCACCTTGTGTGCCGTAATTATCGGCATCTGCAAATGAAAATCTTGCCATAATACTTTCCTTTCTTGGTCTGTTTGGTCTTTTTTAGCTATGAGAATTTTTATGTGATATACTAGCCCTACATGTTGCATATCACTGCTTAACCTCCACGTTTCTGCACATTGTTAAGCTTCCGCTGATTGTTTTTTCAAGTTAAAAATCAAATCAATAAAAACTCTGTTTTCTCTAGAGTTTAAAGACTTCTGAAAAACGTGAAAAAAGATTAGTCTTTGGGTTAATTCCGTAACATATTTTTATAGTGTACGCATTAAAAAATTTACGTACACTATATTATACGATATTTAAACTAATTTTGTAAACCATTTAATTTAATTTTTAATGATTTCCTAACTTTACAAATAGTCATACGAGATACACCTAAATAATTTGCAATATATGTATTGTCATATCCTGCAGAGGCTAACTCACAATACGCACGCTCATTGTTTGTAAGCGTGTTTGGTAATATCATACTTAACAAGTTATATGTATCATTTATACCAACCTCTACAACAACTTCTAATGGCTCTGTTATATTAATACGCTTCATACGATTAAACCCTTTTACAATATCATTAAGCATATTTTTATAACAAGTACAAAAATAAGATATAAATGATGTATCTTTATTATCATATGTACGCAAACAATAATCTAACTTCTCTAAACAATAACTTTGCATATCATCTGGGTCTATTGAATAATACTTAGTTGATATTGAATCAACCAGCTTATGTATATTAATATAACTTGAAGCCAATATATCTGAATTATTACTTTCTTGATATTTGTGAGCTAACTCCTCATAAGTTAGCTCACATAAATCTTTATTAGCATATGACTTCAACATTAAATATGTGTCATTCATAATGCCCTCCTATGCTAATAAAGCTGCTACAACTCGGTCAAAGTCTTCTTTACTGTATATGTCAAACGCATACGGTCTATCCTTATCAACTGTCTTTGATTTACCATAAGTATTTACTCTTGACTTAAATCCTGCCTCTGTAAGTGTTTCCCAAGTTTTATCAGCTGCATACACATTGATTAATGTTGGCTTTCTCCATATTGTTGTACCGTCTTCAAGTCTTACATATCCCTTATTAACTTTCTTAACAACCGACGATAATATCTCTGCCATATCATCAAATTCTGGTAAATCATCATTATGCTTTCTACGCCTGTTTTCATATGCCACAACTGATTCTGGCTTCTTAATATACTTCTGCTCCTTTGGTTCAGGATATGGTTCATTGACCTTATCATAGTCAATACCGAGATTATCAAGTGGTGAAGTTGGTGTTGGTGCAACAACATCTTCTTCCTTAGTTATTGTACCATCTGAATTAAGCTGTTCTGGCTCTTCATATTTCTTCCACCAACGCTTAAAAGTAGATTCGGTAATTGAGACTGATTTACCTGCATCTGGACCTGTTAAATAAATCAGTATAACAGTTTTAAACTTCTCGTTTTTAGAATCAAGACTTGCAATAACTTCTGGGTGTTTTTTACTTTGATACTTCATAAATTCATTCTCCTTTTTGGTGTTTTTATTATTTATTACAGTTTATATTATAATATAATATTTTTAATTTGTCAAAGACTTTTTATCAAATATTTTATTACTCCTCGCTTTCCAATAACTCCGAGTTGTCAAATATGTTGCCAATAGCTTCAATTTCTTTATTTATATCCATTAAATGACCTAGTGTACCTCTAGTTCCTCTGTCATTTACCACAAGACTTAATGCACATAAATCGTTGCACCATTTAATTTGTGATATTGTACTACTTTCTAATTTCTCATAATAGTACACATCAAATTTGACAACATCATTCTCCCAAATCAGCTTGCCATTCTTATCTTTCAATCCTGTGCATTGGCAGATTGTATCTCTATCCACATCATAAGCACATACAAGTATTGGCTCGTCAGTTTTGCCCTCTAAACAACTTGTTGCAATCTTGCATGTTCCATCTTCACAAGTAATTAAAGAACCTGTAATCCATTCTCCATTATCAACTCGTTTTGCCTTGAATAAATATCTATCTTCCATGTTATCTCCTATTCTGCTTCTGATTGAAGCCATTCAAGTATTGTTGGTGCTTTTGCTCGGCATTCTCTACAAGAAATTTTACCCTGCCCGCAGTCTTTATTTGCATATCCTATAATATTCGGCCATGCTCTCCTGATTGGATTTATAGGCTTGATCAAGATTGTACTT